GCTCGCCGTTACGGGTACGTCCGCGACCACGAACGCGAACGATACCTCCGCGGCCACCGGCACCGTAACCGCCGCGGGCGCCGTTACGGGTACGTCCGCGACCACGAACGCGAACGATACCGCGACCGCGAGCGGGACGTACACACCGCTCGCCGTTACGGGTACGTCCGCGACTACGAACGCGAACGATACCGCGACCGCGAGCGGGACGTACACACCCCCCGTAGTTACCGGCACGTCCGCGACCACGAACGCGAACGACGCGGCTTCGGCTACCGGGGCCGAGACGTTCATCGGCACGTCCGCGACTACGAACGCGAACGACCCCGCTTCGGCCGCCGGAGCAGTTTCACCCCCCGCCGTTACGGGTACGTCCGCGACTACGAACGCGAACGACGCCGCGACCGCGACCGCCGTCGAGTCATTCATTGGCGCGTCCGCGACTACGAACGCGAACGACACCTCGATCGCCAATGACTTCCTACCGGGCGGCCCCAACGAGGCCGTCGTGGGGCCGACGCGGGTATGGGTCGTCACGCCCGAAGCCCGCCACGGTGTAGTCGTGGGGCCGCGCCATACTGCTATAATCCTCGAAGGGTAACCAAATGTCGATTTTGATGTTCTCCGAAAAAGACCCGACCGAAGCCATCACCTACGCGGTCGATTTCGTCAAGCTTCTTGACGGAGCTACCCTGTCAGCGGCCAGCGTCACGCTAACCGTTTCCGAAGGAACGGACGCGAGCGCGGCCTCCATGGTATTTGGGGCGCCCTCCGTATCTAGCATCACCTTCGTCAAACAACGCATCGGCTCGGGTGTGGATGGGGTTACCTACCGCATCAATTTCAACGCCCTTACGTCAACCGGGGATACCGTGGTCGCGGCAGTATATCTACCCGTCAATACCCAATAGGCGCCAAGAATGACGTTCACCTACAACAACGCCAACCTATCGACTTCGGCCAAAAACCGGGTACGTCTCCTTATTGGCGATACCGACGGCACTCGGCAGCAACTTCAAGACGAGGAAATTAACTACGTCCTGACCCAGCAAACGGCCGTGACCCTAGCCGCCGCGGCGTGTTGTGACATTCTGGCCGCCAAGTACGCCTTCCTCGTCAACACCGAGAACGGCTCCCTCCGTGTCTCCGCCGCCGCCCGGCACAAGCACTACCTCGATCTAGCGGATCGTTTGCGGGCCGGTGGGGCCGGGGATGTTCCGGGCGACTCGACCGTCCACGACGCCCGCATCTACGTCGGCGGTACGTCGCAGGCCACGAAGGATACGATTATGCGCGACACGGACGCCGTAGTGGCGCCGTTCCGCGTCGGTCAGGACGACCACCTCGCCGTAGATATTCGCCGTCGCGGTGGAAACCGCGACGAACGCGGCGGTGACTGACGAATGGGCCTAGATCCGCAACTCCGAATGCAGTTGAATCAGATCATCACCTTCGCGGTTTCCACCGCGACGGCGAATATCTACGGCGAGGTGGTCGTGGGTAGTACCGCCACGGCCTATTGCCGCCGCGAGGCGCGTACCCGTAGTGTCGAGCGGGCGGACGGGACCTTCCAAGTGACGCGGACGCCGTTGATCATTCTGGACGCGGACGCCGGTACGCCCACCTTCGAGACTCGGTATTGGCTGCCTGGGGTAAGTACCGCGACCGCCGCCAACGCCCAGCACCCGAAATATATCGAGTGCTGCATCGACGCCGAAGGCGCGGTCGAGCATTGGGAATTGGAGTTTTAACGTGATCAAGGTCAAGAAACTCCAAGGCGAAAAGGGCTGGGGCCGGCTACAGGTTGACCTGCGCCGATACCCCAAGCAGGCCGGTATCGCGGTCGCGTTCGCCTCCTACGAGGCGATGCAGCCCGTCATGGAGGACGCCAAGAACCGCGCCCCCAAGGACACGACCGCGATGGCCAAATCCGGCTACGTCGCCAAGCCCCAAATGTTCTCTGGCGGCGGTACTCGCGTCGAGGGCGGTTTCGGCGGAGACTCCGAGCAATACGTCGTCCGGCAGCACGAGGACACGGCTTTGAACCACCCCAACGGCGGCGAGGCCAAGTTCCTGCAAAACGCCCTAGACGCTGGGGAGGCTGGTATCCGCGCCACGATCGCTAAGTGGCTCAAGGTGTTCCTGACGACCGGAAAGCTCCTGCCGTTCCCGCAAAAGCGCGTGCCTGAGAGCCCGTGGGAGGATCGCGTCTAATGCCCGTAGCCGAGGACGTGCGCCTACACCTGAATACGTTGAGCATGGGGGTGCCGGTTTATGTCGGCCCCGCCCGTCCCGCCAACCCCCCCGCGATTCCGGCCGCGTCCGTGTTCGTAATGGAAACCGGCGGGCCGCCCCCCACACCGTTCATGGACGGCTCTACGACCGCTTACCGCCGGGTCCGGGTCCAGATCCGGGTCCGGGGCGAACCCGATTCCTGGGCCACTACACGCAACCGAGCGAATACCATTTGGAGCGCCATGCAGCAAACCACCGCGATCACCGGGTCCTACGTCCGTGTAACCAACGATCAGGCCGCCCCGCTCTACCTCGGATTGGACTCTTTTCAGTGTCCCGAATTCACGGTGAATACTACGTTGGAGCGGGAGTTCTAGCCGCCCCGTAACCGTGGTAAACTAGGGACCTAGCCCCCACCTTTGGCGGGCGAAGGATTTTCTCATGGCTGTTGCCGGATACTCCCTCCTCGTTACTTGTGCTACGGGCATTTCTGCGACCTACTCCGCGATGGATGGGATCAAGGACTTCACTCTGTCGGATAAGGACGACCTGCTGGACACGACCGACTTTGTGGGCGCCAACGCCTCGCGCACCCGCTCCCGCCTCGTCGGCCTTCGGGACGCGACCCTGAGCCTCTCTGGCGACCTGGAATTTAGCGACACGGGTTTTGCGAACTGCCGCGCTGCGAAGCGATCGGGCTCGGCTTCGGCTGCCTTCCAAGTTTGGTTCAATACCGGCACATCGTCGGCCGGTTTCGCCCTGGTGGCGGTCGTAGAGAGCATCGAGTTCAATGGCAACGTAGAGGGCAAGGCCGAGGTTAAGATCAACGCCTCCGTCAACGGCGTCGTCGACGATCCGATGTAATCTAGTGGGGTAGTCAGTGGCACAACCCGGATATTCCCTCCTGGTTCGTAAGGGTGGCCGGCCGGTAGCAACTACCGGCGAGGCCACGACGAACACAACCGGGAACACTTACCGAATCTCGTCCGTGGCGCGTCGGGTATTGGACCCGGCTACGTCTTGGAGTGTTCAGGACGGCGCTGCCACGCTCGCCTACACGGCCATCACTTCCGTGGATTTCCTGTCGGGGGACATTACGCTAGCGAGCGCGCCCGGCGGCGCCGTGACGTTCAACGGGAGCTTCATCCCCATCACGACGGCCACGGACACGCTTTTCGAGTGCCGGGATTTCACACTGACAGATAGCGCCGACCTGCTCGACACCACGGTCTTTACCGGCACCGTGAACCGGACCCGCAGGCGCATCCAGGGCCTCAACGACGTGGAGTTGTCCGCGGAGTCGTTGATGGACCGGACGCAGATGGCGTACTTGTCGACGGTCAAGTTCCGTGGCGATAACGTCGTGACCGAGGTCTACTTCGGGGACGAAGGGTTGCCCCGCTTCCGTGGGTTCTGCAAGGTGGAATCTATTGAGTCCTCGGGCAACGTAGAGGGTTTGCTTTCGACCAGTATTGTGTTTAAGATGGCAACAGTCCACGACACCGTGGCGAACCAAGTAGCCTCTTACACCTATACGGTACAACCCAATGTCTAGTTCGATTCGTAACCGCCTCCTCAAGAACAACCTTTTCGCTGAGAAGGTTGTCTCGATCAAGGTTCCGTCCGAGACGCCTGGGGAGCCCTCCGAGACGCTTCAGGTACTCCTCAGGCAGCCCACGGTCGGCCAGCGCAGCGAGATCATGACCCAGATGAAGGTCGGGCGCGACGGCGACCTCCGCAGCGGCGATGGGCTCTCTCGGGGCCTGGGCCTCGCCATCATTTTCTGCGCGCTCGACCCCGGTACGCGGGCGCCCATCTTCGAGATTTCGGATCTCGACACGCTTGTCGGCCAGCCCGCCGGATCGTGGTTCGATGAGTTGGCTACCGAGGCGATGGGCCTCATGTCTGAGGCCGCGGAAGCGGCAAAAAAGTAAGTAGCGATACGGAGTTGCAAGCTCAATACCGTATCGCTCAAGAGTTGGGCGTGACGCTGGACGTGGTACGATCTATGTCGATCGTAGAATTCCACGGCTGGGTCGAATACCTCAATTTCCAAAACAAGCAGGAGAAGAAGGCGTTCGACAAGGCTCGCGGTAAGAGGCGTCGGTAATGACCGTCCTAGACACCCTAAAAGTTGTCATTGAGGGCGACGCTTCTGGGGCGCAGCAATCCTTTTTCCGTGCCGCGAAGGCCCTTCAGAAGCTCGAAAACCAAATCGACGCTTTCGACCGAGCACTCGCGGGGGACCGGAAGGCCGTCGAGGCGACCGTCTCCGCCCATCAAAAGCTGGCGAACGCCGTCGAGGAGGGCGGTAAGACCCGCGACAAAGGCGCTGCCGGTTGGGCGAAAGAGATCGCCATTTTCCAGCGTTACCGCGCGGCGTTGTACCTCGTGGGCGAGGGGTTTCGGCAGGTCTATCAGATCGCCGAGGACGGCGCACGCGCTGGGGCCGCCGAGCAATACTTCCGCAATGCCGGGAAGTCACTACAAGAGTTCCGAACAGCCACGAAGGGGTTGATCTCCGACGCGGATTTGATAAAGAAGGCCAACCTCGCGGATACGATGGGGCTGTCAGGCGAGACGTTCAAGACCCTCGCCAACATCGCGCACGCCTCGGCAGCCAAGACTGGTCAGTCGTTCGAGCACATGCTCGACTCGATCATCCTCGGCACGGCGCGCGAGTCGCGGTTGCTGTTGGATAACCTCGGCATCATCGTCAACGTCACGAAGGCGAAGCAAAACTACGCCAAGGAACTGAAGAATGGAGCCGATGCAGCGAAGTATTCCGCGTTGAGCGTCGACCAGTTGGCCGCGTCGTTGACCGACGCTGCGGAGAAAACCGCGTTCTTCGAGGAGGTTCAACGCTCCGGGCAGGGTTCACTCCTCGAACAAGCAACCGTTGGCGCGACCGCCGCCGACAACTTCGATAGGTTCGGGGCGTCCGTAGATAACCTAAAGACGTCTATCGGTAAATTGATTGCGGAGGGTAGTGAATCTGCATTGGCGAAGATGGCGACCGCGATTGGCGGGATCGCGGACGAATTGGAGCGCATCGGGCGTGTAGGGATGGTGCGCGAGGGGGGGTTCGTCGACATCGTGCGGAACGCCGCTACGGGTATCTATGACGCGGGTCGCGCCGGAGCGGCGGTTGATCCGTTCGCCGTGGCCGGTGCAGGCGTGGGTTTGGCTGCGGCCCCCATGCTGCTGCCGTTTGCTGGGACGGCGGCGCTGGCCGGTCTAGCTGGAACGGACCTGGCTGGTGGAGCGGGGGCGATTGAAAACGATCTAATGCTCCAATTCGACGTGTTGGCGGAGAAGGCCGCTGACGCTGGCATCGCATTCGATGAGATCCCAGACCTGGCAAAGATCGTAGAAGATTTCCCCGACGACGCCGTTCATCAGTTTGGTGAGGAGTTGGTTTGGGTTATCGGGGAAATGAAGAAAACGGGCGATCAACTCGGAATCAATTGGGCAAAGAAAGCCGGGAAGCCCGGTGCCGATGGTGGGCCGGTTGACCCAGAGAAGTTGAAAGCGGCTCAGGAGGCGGCAGCGGAGAAGGCCAAGAAAGCCCGCAAGGATGCCGAGGAGGCCGCGCGTAAACACCAAGAACTGGTTCTCAAGTATGAGAAGGAGTTTTTCGATAAGGAAATGGAACTCCGCAAGAAGGCCGCGGAACAATCCTACGAACTAATCCGGCGTCTATCACAAACCCCCGAAATGGCCCATGCCGCCCGCATGGCCCGCGCTACCGAAATGGGGATGGGCACAGGCGACTACGCCCAACGCGCCGCCGACGAAGCGGATCGCCGAGCCATCGCGGATAAGAAAACCGCGGACGCCGTCGCCGGAGTCGAGCAGGCTGGCGGCATGTTCAAGGCCGCCATGTCGGGCTCGGCAGAGGCGCTCGGCACCGCTATCGGCGGGTTGTTCGGTCCGCTCGGCGTCGCCATCGGCGGGCTTATCGGCGGGCTCCTAGAGCCACTCCAACCCGTCATCGAACTACTCGGCGACCTCGCGTCAGGTATCGTAGGTCTGCTGGAATTGGGCCTTAATCCGTTCCTGCGGACATTGCAGCCGCTCGGGCCGGCTTTGGAATTGCTCCTGCGAGCGGTTGGTGTATTGATCGCGGGTGCCCTGCGGCCACTGATTCCGTACATGCAGGGGCTCGTATTCGTCGTGGCCGCCGCAATCGACATTATTGCCTATGTGCTCGTGTTCTTGGCAGCCGTCGCAGAACTAGCGGTTAAACTAACTTCGTCGTTTATGCTGCTTTTCAATGTCATCTGGAACATCGTAGCTATGTTCGTGGGGCTCGGCGGTGGAGATATTCCCGATTTCATGGAGGCCATGAAGAACGCCACCTATTGGATCAGTGTGTTCACGGATGGTGTAATCAACGCTACAGTAGATATGAATAACGGAATTGTTCGTTTCCTTCGCGGGCTGGGCCGATCTCTAGGAGACCTCGACGTATTCGACCTGTCCCACTTCGGCGACCTGATCTCCCGATCGGATCTTGCCCCGCCAGACACGGAGCCAATCGCGAACAACACCGACGCCACCGACCGCAACACACAGGCCGTGGAGCAGCTTTCCCGCGATCTCCGTAACCTGCCCTCGGGGTACAAGGTAAACTACGCCCTCTACGGAGCAACCGCGCCGACTCGACAATACCTCGCTATAAGTGATAGTGTGGGTGCTGCTTGGAACTCTCGTTTCGGCGGCAACCCACCGAACTATCGGTGGAGGACTTAACCCATGTCGGTGGAAATCGACGGCTATGATGTGGCCCCACTTGTGAACGGCGCAGGCGTAACCCACACCAACATCGAGGCTTTCGAGCGCGCCGCCAACGGTGGGTGGGAAGGAACCATCTTCGCGCGGAAGCAGCAATGGTCCTTCCGCCTGGCGCCCACCATGACCGACAACGAGAACCGCGCGCTGCGTGGGTGGGTGACCGGTCAGCATTGGTCTTGGAACTTTGACCGCGTGGATGGGGCCACTACACGCTTCAACCGCTTCGAGGATGCCGGGGGGATCGGGTGGGTCGCCGGAACGGGCTTCTATTCCAGTTCGTCCACAGCCAAGTTCGGGTCGTGGGGGTTTTCGCCGTCCTCGGCCGCCTACTCGGTCGTCACGCTAGACTTCAACGCTGCCGCCGGTTTCAGTTGGGGCGCTTGGAAGCACACCGCCGCCGGCTATAAGTGGTGCGTGCACACCTGGGATACCGCGACGCACTTCTTCTCTGTGGACGGAAGCGCCAACGCCACGTCGGCGTTCGCCTGGTCTAACGCCCCCACGGGGGCGGCCTCCGCGCCGTTTTACCTCCGGCTCTACGGTCAAACGGACACGGGCGCGTCCTCCACCACGGCCGTCTACGACGGCGTTGTCGTGTGCCCCTACGCCTGGACGAACGGCCAAATCGACGCCCTGTCCGCGCGGACCTACCCCATTCCGTTCGCCCCCTACGTCGAATTCGATGGTGGGTTGAATGATGCCGGGCAACCAATCGTGGTAAAAGGAACCGTGGAGGACGAGGACATTCAGGAGGTGGCCTATGAGGGCGGAACGACCGCTTCTAGGTGGCTCCGAATCAGCCTCACTCAACGGTAATGCGCCGCTTCAACGATGCCCACTACCCCCTAGTCTACGATCCCAGCGTCCTATCGTACTGGTCGTGCGACCTTACCGCATACACCACGAGCACGATTGCGGATTCCACTTCGATGGGGAACCACCTTCGGTGCTACACGGCGGTCAATACATATTGGTATAGCAACGGCAGTCCGTTCGACGACATTACTGTGGCGTCTCCGAATCTGTTCGGTGCCGTTAACTCCCCAGCAACGGGCTGGGCCGAGAGCGGGACCAACCTAACGCCGAGTTTCTATTTGACCACGAATTCGGCGTGGTCTTTGGCGTTCTGGGGCGGGCAATACTCTGGGAACACCATGTGCTTCATGGAGTTCTCGTACTCCGCCGGGTTTACCCAAGCCAACAGCGGCTATCGCCTATGGGGCATTTACGCCAACGCCGACGGACAACTAACGCTTGGCTGGGACACGTCAGCCACGCCGAATTTCGTTTACAACACAGGCGTCGCCCTCCCCATTGGCTACGACGCCCACGTCGGCGTCGCTTGCGAAATCAACGCCGCCAGCCCAGGCTTCCGCAAGATTTCAACATATCTCGATGGCGTTCTTCGTGCCTATTCCGAGACGCAGCCGATTCCGGGCCAGGGCCTCGGCGCCTCCTCTACATTCATCTTGGGTGCGTCCAGAAGCCACGCCACCACTGTCAGCAGCCCGGCATTTGCGAACCGGGAAAAGATCCTAGACGACATTGCGTTCTGGAACCGCGCCGCACACGACAAAATCCGCGAAGCCTACCGCAACGGGCGCCGAGACTGGAACGAGCGGCGCCTCCTCGACAACCACGGATGTATCGGGCTTGCTCGCGTCCTGATCGAGGACGGCGATGGGAACATGATCAACCTGAGTGCCTATTACGGCACGGATTTCGTCAAGGACGTTCGCGTCAGCGACGACGTGGACGATCGCCACAAGAGGGCGCGGGTGCGCTTGCTGCGCTATCGTGGTGAGCGGTTGAACCTCTCGCCCCTCGACGAGGACGCGGCCAACAACCTCAACCAACTCGGCGGTGGGAGCTACGAGGCGTTGATTGATTACCGCCGACGCCTGAAGATCGAGGTTGCCGTCGTGCCGCGTGGGGTAAAGGTCGAGGAATACCACTACGAGCCACTTTTCGATGGTTTCGTCGATGGTGTGGGTTGGGGTGACGAGGACGTGGAAGTCGATGCGATCGATAAGATCGCGCCCCTAATGGATCAATTCCAGATTGATCCGAAGTTCTACGCCTACGGTGAGGTGTCGTCTACTCTAGCCGAAACGCACCTCCAAGCATTGATCAACGACAACGTGCCCCGCATCTTCGTTAGCGGGACCACTCTAACCTTCGGGTACAAGGGCGGCACCCCGCGCATCTTCACCCCGGCATCAAGTGGTTGGGTACTACGCTACGACGACTCCCCCTCTGGTGAGGTGGCAACGTTGCTGCAATCCGTCGCCGACCAAATCGGGTGGCGCTGTCGCTACCGCTGGGACCAGTATCAGCAAGAGGACCGCCTCACTTTCGAGCGCCCGAACCGCGACAAAGCCCTTGGTGTGGCCGCGGTAGACCGCCGGACGTTGGGCCAGTTCACCGGTACATACGTCAAGACTGCGATCCCACACGACTTTACCCTGGAACAGCCGCTCACGCTCACAGGAACGGTTACCAACAACTTCACCGACTCCCGCGTGATTCGCATTATCAGCGACAAAGAGTTCCTGGTCGAGGCGTATCCGGGGGCTCTCGGCGCGTCCGAGACGAACGTGGGAAGCCTCGCCTACGGGAACGCCTACGACATCGCCGGGAACCAGATCAAGAAGGTCAACGACATTAAGAAGGACACAGGCGCGATTCGCAACGCGATCAGTGTCAAGTATAAGCGTGACGTAACGCCGGTCACCTTCCCATTCACCAAGGTTTCGCACGCCGGGGCGGGTAATCCGGTGCTCGTGGAGTTCTCGGCCTCGTCGCCGGGCATTCTCGACTCGGTACGAAAGCTCCGTAGTGGGGAGTCCTCGTTCACGATCTCTGGTAGCTCGTGCTCATATTACAATAAGACCTGGACGTTCGACTACATCAATAGCAACGTGGTTACCAGCCTAGAAACGCTCACCACCGCGGCCACGGAGAGCTTCGAGGGGGTATTCCAGTCCAGCTACATCAACTCGAAAGAGGTCATCGGCATCAGCACCCCCTCGATCCAGAAGTACGGCTACCGCCCCGTGGGCATCTTCGAGGGTTCGTCAGGAAATATCGACACCGACAAGGAGGCCCTCGCCCTAGCCAACGCCGTAATGAGCGACCTCTCGGAGCCCACGGAGTCGATGCAAATCGATCTGCCGTATGCACCGTGGTTCGACCTAGATTCGAGCGTGGGATTGCTGGCCGACGCGCGGAGGCGGTGGTCGACTGACCTGGATGTGACCGTAACCGGCGTGGAGCACAACCTCGCCAAGGGAGTGAGCTACACCACCCTGAAATTGCGCAAAGCCAATCCGACTAACGGGACCGCTTGGGTACAGCGCATCGCCGTGGGCCGGGACAGGCCGTCTATTCCTGGAGAGATCCAGCGACTTCCAATCACCTCCATCTTAGACAATATCACTACCCGCGGATCGCACCAACTCGGTGGCCGTATCCAACCGATTTACATGCGGGGCGGAAACCGCCGCCAGCCCCGCCGACTGTTCACCGAACTACACGTTGGCTCCACGTCGAACTTCGTGCTGGACGATTCCACGCTTGCAGGAATCAGCCTGGGTGGAGAGGCTTTTACGCAGTACGATGCTGCCGGACAACTTCTAAGCCCGAAATCCACCTACTACGTCCGGTTCCGAGAACGCGACGTATTCGGGAACCCTGAGCCGATCGACTACACCACGAGCGCCACCCGCGCCACCGTTCGGTACAACTCCAAGCACGCGAACGTACTATCGGAGGGTAGAGCCACTACCGCATATTTCCGTACTGGTGGATGGAGTCCGTTCCCGTTCCACAAGGCTAGCGACCCGTTCTCTTGCTTTGATGAGGCACCACTCGGGGAGCATACTGTCCCGTTCTGCCAACCCGGCACGGGCGCCTTCTACCAATTCCCGGCCGACGGCACGGCCTACGTCGACTCTCGGGTCGGTGTTTGGAACGACGGCACCGTCAAAGCCAACGTGGCCGTCGCCTTTGGTATCATGCTTATGGGCGCGCGGATCACCTCGACTGGTTCGGCGCCCCTGGTAGCAAAGTTCGGTGGCCCGACGCTAGCGTCCCCGTTGTGGTCCGTCCATTGCGCGCTGTTCGTAGGATCCTCAGATCCGCCCTTGTTCGTTACCCTACAGGGGGTGGTTCACGGCAGTTCCGGGGACTACCTCCAAATCGGGATCTGGCCGGATTGGGATGTGACTCCGATTGGTGGGGGGCCTGATTATAGTGGTATCCGCCCGGTGGTATACACTTCAACCAGTGACTGGACCGACACTTCAGCCTCCTTCGTTAAGGTCAGTTTCATTCAAGACTAGGATGATAGAATACGATATGACTAATCACCTGGACCCCCTTGTGTCGGCCCTCTCCAATCCCATCCTAGCTGCAAGTGCCTCTTTTGCGTCCACCGTCGGACTGGCAGCCAACGCCCTCCCCGTGCCAGAAGGGCTCCCGGCCTGGGTGCCCTACTTGGTATCCGTGTGTGGGCCGGTGCTCATGGCGCTTGGTATTCGAGTCCTGAGTGCGATTGCGGCCCGTAAACGCGCCCTGGCGGACGCCAAGGCGGCCCGCGCCGACGCCCTCCGCAAGGATGGGGACCCCGCCAACGACGCCCAGGCGGCCAGCCTAGAGGATGAGGCAGCGGTCCTGAAGGCCGACGCCGACGCACTCGAAGCCATCCGGGTACGGAAGTAGATTATGCGCTGGAAGGGCGTTAACAACGATACCGACGCCCTCGCCGAACCGTTCGCGGGGAAGTGCCTGCGCCTGATCGACCGGATCGGGCGCGAAGGTCTGCCATTTGTGGTTTTCGAGACGCACCGGACATTCACCCGATGTCAGGAATTGTGGCTCAAGGGACGCCAAGTCGATGAAGTAACCGGCCTAATCAAAATTGTTGGTCCGATAGTCACAAAAGCTAGACCGGGGGAGGGGCCGCACTCCTGGCGGGTGGCGGCGGACTTCGTACTGGATACCGACCTGAATCACCCATGGTGGGCGGGCGAGAACCCGGCCGACCTTCCAAAGGGGCCGTGGGACACGAGCAATCCCGCCCTCAAGATGACTTGGGAACGCCTCGGCCGCGCCGCGGAGGCGTGCGACCTGGAGTGGGGTGGTCGATGGGCGTTCACCGACCTACCCCACGTCCAACTGCGGGACTGGAAGAAGTACCGCCCGGCCGACTGGAAGTCGATCGTGCTCAGAGAGTTGTCTGCCGGGCGTTAGTGGACCGTCTGTGAGCCGGTGAGACTGCCTTGCAGGCCGGCCAACGCGACCGCCCGCCGAATCTCGACGATCGTGTCGACGGAGCCCTTGCGCATACCGGCGCGGTAAGTAGCCGAAAAAAGAAACAGCGTCAGCAGCGTTACGCCGACCGTGATGGCGATAGTCATCGAATCACCTTCCCCTCAACCAAGCAGCGCCCGTCCACAATCGGGATGGGTGTGACGTATACGTTCCCCTCTGGCTCGACGTACATGATCCCGAAACCGTGAACCCAATCGCGTTGGGCGCGGATCTTGTGTCCGTAGTCCAGTTGTGCGAAGTCTCCCAACCAGCCCAGCGTCGCCCCGACGTGCGGCTTACCGCGGGCGCTACCCTCGACGTTGTATGCCATGCGGTGGTTGTGTCCGATGACGACGTTGCCTTGAAAGGCATTCATGGCGTCTAGGTTCGCAGTACGACCGCACTTGCCGCAATCGTGCGTGAAGAACATGCGCCCGACTCGAATGTGGTCCCGATATGGAACGAACTTCCACCCACGCTTGGGGATGTTGAGGAGCTTGGGAAGGCTCAGTGTGCGGAAAAGGGCGGGGGCCTTGTCCGTTAGGTATCGTTGGAGGCGTTCCTCATGGTTGCCTTCGATGTAGATTCGCTCCCCCGAGCACACGGCGTCGATCTCGTCGAGTGCTTGGTTACCCGCGTCGATCTCCTCCTGAAGGTCTTGCTTTCGGCGCGGGTCCTTGGGGTGGGCGGACACCGCGAAGAAGTCGAGGAAGTCACCCAGGACCACGACGTTATTGGCGTGAACCGCCTTGGCCGCGCGCAGCGCCAGGCGGAAGGCGGTCTTGTCGTGGAACGGAACGTGGCAGTCTGGGATGAGCAGGTACTTTTTGAGTTGCATCAAATCGCTCGCAGGCCCGCCTTGCGGGCGTTGGGTGGGGGTTTGGTGAGGATAATATCCCCGTTGGTGTCCCGCACGAAATGGCGCACTACCCACACCAGGGTTTCCATCTGATCGTTGTTCAGCCCCTCGTCGTACCGATCGATCAAGGGCTCAAGAATCTCGCCAGCGATCGTTTCACGAAGGGCAGCCCGTTCCGCGACGATTACGTCCGCCACCACGTCCAAGTCGAGCACGCGGTCACGGAACGCCTTGGATAGGCGTGTTCGTAGCGCACGCCGCTGGATTGGGGAGTTCTCGGGGGAGTCTTTAACGCTCATAGATCGTCAGCGGTTCGCGGGTAGTAAGCCCCTCGACCATTCCTTTCCGTACATCGGGTTGCTTGTAAAGCTCGCCTTCGAGCCAATGATACTCACCGCGCCACGCCTGAGCCCACCACATGCGCAGGTTTTCTAGGGGCGTGAACGGGCGGTCATCGGCGAGCGGCTCGTCTCGATAGTCGGGGTTCGCCATGGCGGACTCCCAACCGGCGTCGGCGCGCTTTAGGCGCTTCAGGAGCCATTGGGTTGTAGACGTGACGATGCCCATTACGGTTCCTCTGTAACGGGGGCTCGGTCCGGGCCGGGTCGGGGGACGAAACCACTAGCGATCGCAGCGGCTTGGCGCCAGGTGTCTGCGATAAAGAGGTTGCCTCGACGGGATTCTTGCTCGGCTAGGTCGAGGAACACCGCGGCGAGGGGTTCTCGCGGATCGGGGTTGGATTCAAGTGGTGTCAAGCAGCACCTCCTCCAAGGAGTATAGGATCTGTCCGGCGCGGTACAAGGCGACAGATCCGTCCGAGCCTTCGCTGAAGGAAACTCCGCGGGACTCGATACCGAGTTGGTCGGCCAACTCCTCGATCATTCCTGACTCCCCGAGGAGGGCCTCGGGGACGGAGACGTACCCCAGAAAGGCCGGCGGCTCGTTTTCGTCTGCGGTGTGGGCGAATACTTGGAATTGGATCACGGGGTTAGTCCTTACACCCTGTTCGACATTCGTAGACCCAGCGCTTGCTCGCCGAACCCGGCCTTGAGCGCGGCGATGGTAGCGTCGCGGGATGCTCGACCCGCCGCGTCGACGGCGCGAATGTGCCGCTCCACCTCGGCAAGCGTTGGACCAGCGAGTAGCGTGCCGGGGAGGGCACTGGCAAGGTTCATCATTGCCGTCACAGCAACGCTTCCGGCCCGCGTCCAGCCGAAGCTATCGAGGTCGTCTCGGTCGTCGTAGTTCACTTCCCACCTTCCTTCATCGCGGCGTCGTGCGCGTCGAGGGCGGCGTCGGCCATCTGCAACTGGCGTCGCGCCTCTTGTCCGACCCATTCACGTTGGGTGGATCTCAGTACGTTGCCGTGTACGTGCTCTCGCGCCACCCGCAGCGCCTCCGCGAGCCGAGCGGCGTCGGCCTTGAGCGCGGCGATGATGGCGTCACGCTCTCGGACGACTTCATCCTTGATGCGCGCGATTTCTTCTTCGCGCGTCTCCATCTCGTATTCTCGCGTCATGTGCCCTCCAACGCGGCAATGACTTCGCGTACTGCTTCGTTCGTGGCCTCGGTCCAGGGGCCTTCCCCAGACTCGTGGTCGGCGTCCCCCCCACTTTCTGGAAAGGTGCGCCACAGATGAACGTGCATCACTTCATGGACTAGCACGGACACGGACGTTACATGCACAACCCACGGACTATCTGTATATCCGATCACGCGGGAATCTTCGGTTTCCCAAAATACCGTGTCTGTTGGATACCAATAGACCGCCAAATCGTCTTGTGGATCAAACATCGACGCCACCCGATCATGGAATGTCCACAGAACATCGTCGAGTTCTTGGTTAGAAGGGCAGCCGTCTAGATCCCTACACAACACATGGGGTGGCGTATTCAGATCCGTAGAGCACGAAACTCCTGAAAAGATCAGGAACGCTACCAGGATGCTTCGGAGTAGTCGGCTCATATGCGGAATCTAACCGCTGGCGGCGCGGCGTCAAGGCCCACTACGAATTTTTCGCTGCTGAGAGCCGCTCCCGAAGATCAGACACCCTGGCCTCAAGGTCCGCGGCGCGCTCACGAAGGGCGGCGGCCTGGTTCGATACTTCCCCGATTTCAGAGTGAATTTCTGCGAGGTCGTGACTCCGTGTTGGGGTCGGAGACGTGTGGTTCAGAGCGCCCGCGCCGTTGAGATTGAAATCTCGCCGCATGGCGTTGAGCCAGTCAATAGATCCGATGGGAAAGTTTTGGTTTGTCATAGATCGAATGGTTTACGGAGCCGCGCCCATCTGCTCTTGGCGCGGGAAATTGCTTGGTGGATGGCTTGCCTAGAGCCCGTAAAAGTCTTGTAGTTCAAGGCCGTTAGCACTTCCTTTCGCGCGATTCGGTTTTCGATTTCGTCGGTGGGGTTTGTGCCGATCTCCTCGTCCCAGCCAGCATCCAACCGCCCAATAGCGAAACCTGCCCCGCGCTTCCGAGCGGAAGCGTCCCGCCTGGCGTTGGCTAGGCGGCGGCGTAGGATCGTGCGGGCTAGTGCTGGATCGCTGGGATCATGCTCAAGCAGTATAACCCAGCAATCCTGCCGGCGATCCGCTGGTTCGGAATACCCGGCCCACCGCCGGGATTCCTGCCGGACGATCGTGTCTGCCTCATCGAAGGAGATCACGGGATCGCCCCCAACCGGCCGATCTCGCGCCGCAAACAATTCAGGGCCTTACGCAGATCCTCGATCTCGGAGCCCTTTCGCCCAGCCCGACAGAGATACTTCAAGACACAGCCCTTATTGAAGTTGAAGTTCAACGCCTCGGCGAGATCGAACGGCGTAACTGAACTACCATTCGCCAGTTGGATCTGGTAATAGATCGGCGCGTCATCTACCGGCCGCGGGGGGTGTGCGTGGGTCGTCGTGCTCGTAGTATATGGTGGGGACCAAGCCATATCTACTCCTCACACTGTTCTGAAAACAACGACACAAAATCTTCGCGGAAGGCGCCGGTTGTCGCGGGAAGTGGTCGAACGTCACCACCACAAACATCCACGATGCCCAGCCAATCATCGGCGAACTGGGTATGCGTGTAGACGAACACCGAGAACGCCTCGACTACGCACATCGTCACCACATCGGCCGCATCTACCCCGGAATCCCCGAACACGCGCAACTCCTCGTCGGTGATCACGATCGCCGAGGTGTCTGCGCCGGGCCACGTCAGTGGTAGCCCGAACGGTTCCAGCATGTATTCCAGACCCGACATGGGGGCGGTAAAACCAACTGAATGGATCGTGTCGCACGTTACCGTAGCTTCGGCGAAGTCTTGCGCCAATTCTACATAGGGTGGCGTATCCGTTCCAGCAACTACCGCGACAGCGAATAGCGTACCGGTTGGGGACGCTCGCGCGAAGTCGCAGAACGCCTCAGACGCGGCGTCACTATACGAGGACATAGATCCCGACACGTCAAGAATCAGATAATATCTATGTGCCCCGAAATCAGGCTCGTCTGTAAAACCGTCGCAATCGTTATCGATCCCGTCACAAAGCTCCGGTTCGGGATACACCGCGGGGACTTCCACCAACGACCCAGCCGAACAATATTGGACGCCTGGGAGGCATTGCCCACGACCTACAGTAAAGTCCGGGCCGTCGTAGAAAAACTCGGGGCTGAGATCGTTATCGACCTCACAATCGCAGTCGTTATCGCGCCCGTCGCAGACCTCGGCGGTGGGTGGGAATACGGCGACGCAGGTCGGCATCCCGTTCTGGCACGCAACAGTAGCCGGGCGGCAGTCTCCGCAAAAGACACCTTGGCAATCGGGAATATCCCCCATAAAGGCGTTTTCGTCTGTCTGTCCATCACAGTCGTTATCGAGCCCGTCGCAAACCTCGCCCGTAGGTGGAACGGTGCCGACACAAACAGGCTCTCCGCCATCACCGCACACCACGGCCCCCGCAGCGCATTCGCCTACGCTGCTGACCCGCGGGATTGCGGTTTCCATATCAATCCAACACGCCTGCCCGGCTGGACAGTACGGCGACAAAATCGTATCGCACGGCCCGCACCCGCCCACGAAGATCAACACGAACGCGGCACAAAGCCCCCCGCGGATCACAGAGACACCCCCGGAACGGGCGGTGCACCGGACGCTTCTCCGCGCAGGACCCCGATGCTGAGACAGACCGGCGGTAGCGCAACTGCGTCGCAAGACATAGCGATCAACGCTTCCGAGCAAACGCCGGCCTCCGACGCCGTAATCCCAACAATCTCCGAACAGGCGGTGACCATGATGGCAGCACAGGATTCGTAGGGCCAGTTTCCACAAGCGCCCCCCTTGGCGCAGTAGGTCTGCATGACTGTCTCGCATGGGCTCGACGCCGGGGCGGATATGGTGGGTGTGGGAATGGGCGTAGGCGCCGTGGGGGTCGTTGCCACACACCCGAGGAATACTGCTACCGCCGCCAAGGAAAGAAACCGCATACTACCTCCGCGCCGAAACGGCGACTGTCGTTTCCACCGAAACCCGCACACCTGGGATCGAGGCGCCCGCCTTGACGGCGGCCCGAATCGCCTTGAGATTCAACTCCCAATACTCGTCTGGGACGGCGTTAGGATCGACCACCTCGAACGTAACGTTCTTGCGCTCCGAGACGCCCTGTGCAGTAGGAGCCGCCTCCGCCGCGAGCGCGAGAGCGGTCACGTCCCCCTTGGCAACCTCGGCCAGCAGCGTCATTTCGCGGGCCTTCTCGGCAGCGAGAAACAGGCCCATCTTTTCCTTGAGGATCTTTTCCGCGACCTCGTACTTCTCGCGCACGCGGGAGAACAGATCGTTCGCCGCCTTCCACGCTTCGTACTGCGGCCCGACAATGCGCTTGCGTTCGGCCTCGATCTGGGCGAGTTGGGTCTTTACGTCGCGGGCGAGTTCCGCCGCGAAGGTGTAGTCCTCTTTGTTGTTGATACTGAGCGGCTGAAGGCGTGCGAGCACCTCTTGTGCTTCCGCAGAGAGTTGGGTCAGGACTTCAGACATGCTAGCGCCCACTTTCCAAGGCCAATGGCGTCCAGAACGTTGTGTTCCGTGCTCTTTGGCAACTTCAGAGCAGACAGTAGTCGCGCCTCATCCGGCGTCAAGGCGTGTCGGAGACGCTTCGTGAAAATCTCTTTCGGGACGGAACCTTTCCACTGTCGCGGCAGCGGGTTGTGTCGTTCAACGTGCGGCACACGCGCGAAGATCCCGCCGACGACCTGCGCCAACGGGATCAGGTCATTTGGGTCCGCCGTACCGGGGCGGCCGTAGATTTGCTGGCCCTCGACGACGAGGTGTTCGACCACAGCGTAAGGCATCGTCGTGAACCAAACTGCCACCGACAAAGCGGTATCGAAAGCGTCGTCGCCCTGGCGTAGGGCGCATTGCATCAGATTCCCGTCCACGAAGTAGGCTACGCCACACGCCTTCTTGCCGGGGTCTACCGCTAGGATGGTTGTGGGGTCGCCGTTAGACTTATTGAACACGCCGTACCTCCGCGAAGTCTTGTACGAGCACGCCGGTCTTGGAATCACGCATACCAGTCACCCCGACGCGCCGCCCGATCTCGACAACGACCAAAGCGTTACCCCCACCGGGGGAGGTCTTAGGGACCCACGCGCCCTTCCGATTCTGCTTGTAGAGCTTTTTTTGTAGGTTATCGGGGAGTTCTTCCTTGGGGGGCAAACCGAAACGGATGCGCTCGTCAAACAGGAACACCTCCGCGAGGCGACACGCCCGCGTGAACCACGCGACGCCAACCGCTGCTGGTACGAGCAACACCGCCCGCGCGCAGTTTTCGTGGAGGAGGACCTCCTCGCACGCCTTGACCACCCACGAACCGCAGTCCTCGTAGGGTGGGTTTACCCACACCCCCGCACCGGGGACCGCCCACGGTTGAACGAGCCCGTCACTCCCCTCGGAGCCGTCGTAGAACACCGGGCAAACAGCGTTGTCCTTATCCGCGGCGGCATCCAACCGACACTCGAATTCGGCTACTAGATTGGTGGCTAGTTGGTTCGGCGTGCGCCACGCTTGAAAACTTGCGGACGAAACGTGCTTCATGTCGCTCATATCTACCCTCTTAACATCCTCAAAGGTCCCACGCAATCAGTCGTCCGGCCGCGTACCGCGGCTTCGCGCCCTTGATCCAATGTGTCATCAACGTGGGCTCGGCTCTCCCCGGAATGTCGGGGCAGAATTCCTCGAAAGCCTTGACCATCAACCGCACCACTTCCGCGTTGGCCTCCGAAGCGACTTCGATTGGATGCTCGGCGAGGATCTCGTCGTGGACCAACACTAGCGGGCGTGAACGGAACAACGGTGACTTCGGTTCGGCGTAGGACGCCATCGAAACGAGGAACATGGCGTGCTTAGAAATGTCGCCGCCAAGGCCCTGGAATCCTGTGTTGCATCCATCCGTGAAGCCTACGTCGCCTCGTAGGCGCCGCGAGACGAACTGCTTGAACGGCTTACCTTGGTTGACCAACCACGCGATATACTCGAAAAACCCGCCCGTCTCGGGGAAGGCGTTGAGCCACTCGTCCTTGTAGAAGTAGCACTCGTCTAGGGTTAGGTTCAGCCCGGCCATCTTAGCCATGACCTGGAACTTTTTGGCGCCGACCCCCCCGATCAGGGAGAAGTTCAGATTCTTGGCGATCTGGCGCGTGAGGGCGAATTCCTTATCCTTCGTTTTGTGGAGTCGGAGAGATTCCTCGTAGGTGCGCTTGGTGAGGTGCCCGGCGAAGTAGCAATGTGGGTCCCAATCTGGGTCTTTCTTGAAGCCGTCGGCGAACGTCGACTTCCCCACGATCCACAAGCAACATTGCGCGAACGTCCGCAACTCCAACGCCGAGTAATCCGTCGAGGACAACCACGTTCCTGGTCGGGCGGCGATGCAATCGCGCACCCCGTCCGCGCGGGGGAAGTTCTGTAGGTTTGTTCCAACCTTGACGACGGCCCCATCTGCGCCCTCGGGCCACCACGGGCTCGCTTCCTGCAACGTCGAGCCACCCCACGAGGTTCGCCCCGAGGCTACGAGAACGTTCGGACGGGAACCCATCGCCCCCGCCCCCGCGGCACGCATGGGGAGGATGTAGGTGGAGTGGATCTTCGTGGCGTGGCCGTGCTCTACGAGGGCGCTAAGCCTAGGGTCGGCCTCGGCGATTTCGTCGATCGTTTCGGCGTTGGTTCGGATGGCGCCTTTGGGCTCGTCCTCTGGCTTAGCGCCCTCGGAGCGCCACTTCGTAATCTGCTTCTCAGTCGGTTCCGTGCGCGGGATCTCTCTCCCGAGCCGCCCACAGGCCGCCGAAACGGCTTCCTGCACCTTGGTCCTGTTCACAGATCCGTCTCGGAACAATCCGGCTTCGGTGAGGGTGCGTTCGCACTCCTCTTTACTCGTGAGGAGGGCGACCTCAACCCATTGGAGGCGGTCCTGATCGATCACCACGCCCCAACAGGCCGCCAAATGCAGCACGAAGGCCGCTGCGACCTGGAAACCTTCGTCGTTGAAGGTTCCGTAGCGAGCCGTTTGTGCCTCGGAAACGGCGCGTAGCGCCGTAACGTCCTCTAGTGCGTACTTGCGGGCTTCGGCGGGCCACTCCTGCGGCGGAATGCCGTCAAGGAGCGCGTACTTGAGCCGCCAGGAGTCCGCGCCCTTGTCGAGTTCGAGTCCGGCGTAGGTCTTAGCGAGGTTCGCCAGGGTGAAGTAGCCCTTGCGTTGGCGGGTCAGATCCAGATCCCCCTTGAGGATGCGGATCAACGTCTCTCGAATCTGAGTGTCCCGGCCGCGCCCCGCGGCGAGCATACGGAAGATGGGCTGGATTAGGTCTTGGTTGTAGGCTGCCAGAACGGCGTAGTCGTAGGCACCATTATGGGCCTCTAGGAGGGTGTCCGGGCGGGTAACGGCGCCGTAGAAAGATTCGTCGTCAAGTCGGATGATGGGCTCCGCCGCATCGTAAGCCGACTGGACACACACCAACTTCGGCGCCATGAGGCCGGGCCGAATCGGGTAGGTTTCTGTGTCGAATCGGAAGATGCTGGTCACGAAGGCGCCCAAGACGGATCGAGGATTTTCTCCCAACGTTGTTTTTGGCACGTTGGCTGATCTGTTCGCCTGGGGCCTGCTGTGTGGACCCACTGGCCGCCGCCCGAGATTCCGCTGAAAGTCCAACCAGCCGCCCGAAGCGTGGTTGCGGGCTCGCTTTCCAAAACAAACGTCTGAATCTTCCAATAGCCCGCCTCTTTGGCGATCCGCGCAGCAGCGGAGTAGAGCATCGAGCAGGCGTTCTTTGTTCCATCTGTTGCTAGGCGGGTCACTTCAAGTACCCGCTTCTGGTCCGTCTTGCGTGCGACGGGACGCCCGCACACGCAAACGCCCACAAGACGATCTCCGTCCCAGAGAGAGAGAGAACCTGTGTCCGACTGCGGGTTTGTGATGCCTGTGTATCACTTCAATAAAGGCATTAGCTTCACGCAATTCACACGGGCGCACTTTTAGTGAAGTGAAAGACACGAGGGCTCCTAAAAATAGGGGGCGCCGCTGGAACAAGCAACGGCGCCCCCGCGGGCACTCCCCACTACAGACCTGGGCAGGGGGGCGGTTCTTACCCGCCATTTCCAGGGCGCTACCCCGGCGACTTCTATTAGTCGACCCCCACGCACCCGCCCGCCTCAGTCCGGGGCGCGTCAGACTCCCGCGACTAGAGGTCCAGACCTTCGAGATCCTTCGCGGTCGGGAGCACGACCTCGTACTTCGTGAAGGTCTTGTTCGGATCGCCCTTCTGCGGGTCCTCCTGCGCGACGACAACGACGATCGCACCCACCAGCGGTTGCTTCTCGGACGTGAACTCCGTGGCGCGCTCAGCGGCCTCGGATTCCGAGCACGACCCCTCGGCGCCGTGACCGACGCCGATCGACGTTCCGAGGGCCGACAGCGCCCGGCGCATACGGGCGAGATCGTCGTTCGGGTACTTGAATCCGAGATTCATCGTACCCGTCTGGCCTACCTGACTGGCGTGCTTTTCGTTGCTGGACTTGAGGATCTCGCCGTCGATGCGGAACGACGCTCGCGGGATCTTGGCGGTCGGTTCTCGCCAGGTCACGCGAGACGCCTTGACGACGTGTCGTCCGCCCTTGAGGTAATTGGCGGCCGGGGTGCCGTCCGCGGAGCCGATCATGTCGAGAAGTGATGCCATATCTTCGTTTCCTTGGTTCGTGTGGTTCGTGGTTCTTAGTACGACGCGGTTAGGCGTCGCTCGTTTCGCGGATCTCTCCGCGAAGGAGTTTGCTGCGATTCGCCTGGGCCTCTTGCTCGGCCTTGCGATCCGCGGCGAGGCGTTCCGGCCCCGCGGGAGGGATGTGGGCGCGGCAGCCCAGGTCCTTCGATCCGAAATAGTCTCTGAACGGGCTATCCGAGACGTGCGCCGGGCTCGCGTAGTGGTAGGCGTGCTTCGCCTTCCACAAGGCTAGATCCACGTCGCCGTCCGGGGGGATTACAACGGTCGGGTCAGTCATTGGAACCTCGCGCAGGGAGTGTAATCCCGGTGGGTGGGAACGGCAAGTCCGGAAAGCACTCCGGCAGATCCGTATCCGGGGGGCGGGTGAAGGTGGGTGCGGCGTTTTGCCGCGCAAGGGCTAGGTGCCGAAGCCGCTGGGGAGCCGCGGCCTTTTCTAGTTCCGTCTCGACACGGTTATGGACGCCGCGCCAGAACGAGCACAGCGCCTCCGCAGCCTTCGCGCGTGGGCCTTTGGCGGGCGCCCTACTAAGAGCGCGTTCGGCTTTCCCCCACCGCTCCCAGGCGAATACCAACACCCGCGACATTTCGGCCAACCGATTCGTATCCATCTTTTACCTCCTGACGTGAGCGTAGCCACGATTACCGGCCCGTCAAGACCTTGATCTCGTAGGAATTGAGTGTGATTGCGTCAATATCCGGCACTACAACCGGATCCTGGTGTGGGACGCCGGTGTTCTTGAACTCCCACGCCATGACGACGTAGCGAATTGTGCTGCCGCCCCACGTCAGGGTCGTGCCGGTACTGCCGAGCGCGGCACAGATTTCGACGCCGTTGTCGGGATCTGCGTGAGCGGCGTTGGCCTGCTGGGTAAACCCGGTCGGCGCCGAGAGCGGCGCCGGGGTGCGAGACGCGACGACGCCAACGATCACGCTCGACGACAGCGGGGCTGAGGCAAATGTTACCGTCGGTGTCGTCGAGGAGTCGCTATTGGAATAGGTGAACTTGTATGTGTTCTGTCTACAAGCATTCGCGCCATAAGCGGTTGCGTTCTTGATCAGGAGTACATGAATCGTGCAGCCAGTTGCGGTCGGGCTGGTGATCGCGACCGTTACGGTGCGCGCCGTAGCCGTCGGGGCTGACGGGCAGACGTACCCCCACGCACCGTGCCATCTGAACGGATCGTATCGGGTGTCATAGGTCGGATTGAACCACCCGCCGTAGTAAGCACCATCGACGCTATCGGAGACCGTTAGGTTGTTGGGGTTGCCAACGTCCGCGAGCGTTGCGACGACGAAGATCAGATCGCCGGCCTCGGGCGTGAACGAGGGCGTCGTGTAGCTCGTGGCGTTCGTGGTCGTGACGAGCGATGCGGCCAGATGAACCTGAGACATTTCGTTCCTCTTATGCCCACATCGGATCGTTCTTGTCGCTCGACGCCGCAAAGGCATCCAAACCCAAACGGCGCCCATCGGAGTCTAGCATCGTCGCGGTCAGGATGCGTTGGGGGCTTCCGTTCAACGCAGACATATACTTCGCATCTGCGACGGCGGTATTTACCGCTTGTAGCATTTCCTTGGAGTGTAGGTAAAACTCGATCTTCACTTCATCTGCCATCTGCCCAATGCGGTGATGTCGCGCGGCCAACTGCTCTACAGCGGCCCCGCTCGACGGGAAACACGTCCACAACGCACGATCCCACTGGACTAGATTCTTCCCCGTACCGTGAGCGCGATACGACGCCACGCACGGCCCACGATAAGTTTTGATTCCTTCGCCGCTCGGGCCTGCGCCGAAGTACGGAATCTTCGTAAACAGACGGCCAACGTCGTCCTCGGCGTTACCTTCGCCGCCCAAACCCGCCGCGTCCGCCTTGGTAAACGCTGACGTATGTGAAACCCACACAATCCCGCCAGTAGCCAACGCCCACTCCTCGGCGTCCTTTACCAGATAGTCTGACAACCAAACAGGCACCGGATTGGGCTCGAAAGTGCCTCGAACGTCGCGCCATGCGACCCATTCTCGGACGCTCTCGGGATTGCCGAACTTTCCTGACTTGACCGCATTCCATACCTGCAACGGGCTGTCGAGATGGGTTCCTTTCGGCGGGGAATCCATCATCGCCCGAACGAAACCGGCCCACTCCCTGCGAGCTTTGGCCCACTCCGTCGGGGCGGGTGGGTCCCATCGGTAAACGAAACCCATCGCCGCCTCGCGGGCGTGGTTCCACGCTACGATTCCTGGGTCGAACGTTTCGCCGTTCGGGAGCGCGTATTCTTCGCGGATTTTCCGCATCGCTTCGCGGACCGCTTGCGGGACTTCGATCTTTTTTTCTTGGAACACGAGGCTAACGCCGACATACGACTCGCTAGTCGAAATGACGCCAGGAGTTGCCAATAGGCGATCACGGACACCGCTGCGCGTTTCGTCGAGGGTCGGGTTAGGCGTTCCCGCAAACGTAGCCAATGCGCCGGGATCGAGTCGGGCATGATCCTGTACCCCCTCGTCAATAGCGTAGCACCATTGCTCTAGGGACGGATACTCGCGCGGGAACGGGCTTCCGTCTCCGAGCGCCGCGTCGTAGATATGCGAGCACTCCCTGATGGACTTCCGGCGCGGTGTGCCGGACATGGGCGCGAAACGCACCCCGGTATTGAGCACGGCCGCCTTCCTAGACTCTCTCAAGTATCGAAAGAACCGCTTACCACGAGCGGAGCGGATGCGTGCCAGGTAGTGGCTCTCGTCAGCGACCACTACGTCTGGGTGGAATTCGTCTAGGAAGGAAGCGAAGCGCACGGTAGAGAGGCTTTGATACGAAAGAATCCGAAAGTGTGGCCGAGCACCCACAGCCGGGTCCAGATCGTAACAAGGAGGTAGCGTCCAATGCTGAGATAGGATCTGGTAGTCATCTTTGGTCTTTTCTCGAAGGTGTGCGGGGACGAGAAGTAGTCCCCGTTTGGCTTCCCACAGTTGAAATAGGAGAAAGCCGAGCAGCGTCTTGCCGAATCCCGCAGAAATTTCCGCCGAGAGCTTTCCGTAGTCGGCAGCCTCGACCAGCGCGCGCGCCTGAATGGGCTTTAGCCGCATCGTGCCGCCGGGACGCTTGAAATGCTCGGTGAGGAGGTCACACGCCTCCTCCAATTCCTGGGCCGACCACTCGTGTTGGCGGCGTGGAAGGTCGCGGATTCGCCGAAACTCGGCGTCGGCAAAGACGGCGGGCCTAGTCATGCTGCGCTCGGCGGCTCATCATCAAAGAGCCCCATCGACCACGCGAGGAGGATTACGGAGAGTAGTAAGAGGGGCCAGTTTATAATCACGTTACGCTACCCGTGTCGGCGGCTTCGGTGAGTGGGTCGGCGTGAACGCCTCGGGGTTCTCGGGGAAATCCGCTCCGGGCCAATGCCAAAACGTCCCGTCCGTCTTTCTGGTTACCCATTCCCACTTCCGTACACGGTACAAGTTCCCAACGGCGTCCTGCGCGGTCACGGTTCCGTCCTCGACGTGAATCTCAATTAAGACAGCAACTGTCTCCGTCACTTCCGATTCACGAGCGAAGCGGCTTCTCATAGCGCGTAGGACGATCGGCAAGCCGATCGCGTTCCGCAGGCGGCGTAAATTCGATGATGGCGGGGCGGTATTGGAATCGGACCTCACGCGAAAGAATCTCCTGCGCGGCTTCGTCCCTTGAAATAGAATCGAAGCCAAGTGCCCGCCACACCCGTTCCGCGGAGAACCATCTAGCGGCGATCCGAAAACACTTCTCGAAGAATGCGATCGCGGCGTTTACGCCACCCATCCTCCGCGTTGGACGCCGCCTCTTTCTCTGCGAGGGTCGGGGGCGGTGGCGCGGTCTTAGTGCAGTCCGCCGAGTAGACCCAGATTCCGGCGAGTTTGACGCACGGGAGGGCTGGGGAGAAAGTGTAATCAAAGCCGATGTCCTCAATGCGATATTTTGGATTGCGCAAGTTCACGTTCTTGCGGAGATTGTTGGAGGGCTCCACCCACTCGCCGATCTTGTATGGGTGTATCGCCGACATTATAGATTCACCCACCGGTCCAACTTGGGTTCGAGGTGGTGGACACTAACTACACCCAACGCCCCACCGAAGCCGTACCTCTCCGCGCTGCGAACCCACACAGGATCGACAACTTCACCATGCTCCCCCAAGAAGCCCAACCAGTCGTCCCGCTCCTGCGGATCGAGTAGGGCCTCCAAGAAACCGCAAAGGCGTGTCCCTTGTCGGTATACCAGCAATCTCTTGCCTCGATACTCCGCGTGGAGCGCCTTCCAGAAGGCTTCGGAATGTCGGTTCCACACTACGCCGGGTGCTAGGCCCTGGGCGTCCTCACGAAACGACACCAACGGGAGGTACAAACGTTGACGGTCAAACCGAAGCTCCGCGGAGAAGGCGGCGTTACTGCGGATTGGCTCGGTAGCCTTACGAGCGCGTTGGGCGGCCCCGTACCAATCAGGTTGATCCAATACCAGCGGTGTATAGACAATCGTGTCGTCGGATTCACGATCATCGAACGCCAGCACCGTAAACGTCCCGGTAGCCAGCGTTCGGGCTGGCACCGCCCGCTTAACGAAAGACTCCACAGCGTTAAGCACGACAACCTCCACGGCCCTAGAGGGCGTTTAGCGCGGCCACCAACTTCTCCGCGAGCGCGAAGTTCTCCTCGGCCAGCGCCTTCTGTGCGTTGTAGGCGAGGGTGATGCGAAGGTCGCCGAGGCCGTTGCCACCATCGACCGAGGCAACGAAACCGGCCGCCACAGCGTCCGTCGACCGCTTCCCCTTCCGCGCCTTCGCCGAGGGGGCTGTGGGCACGACCGCGGGCGCCGGCGGGTCCTCGGGCGAGACGTTTGCCGCCGCCTCGGGGGAATTGATGGGAGACGAACCCGGCTGGAGCGCCATATCGAGGCCCGAAACGTCGACCTTCGGGAGGTCGGGCTCGGACGAGGGCTTCACTACGTTGGCGGCGGTTTCGGGCACCAAGACGGTTTCCGGCGCCGCGGCCGTTTCGACCGGTGCGGTAACCTTCGGTGGGGTCTTGGAACCGGCGCGGAGTCGGGCGAGGAGGGCAGAGTCGGCCATGGTTACACGCCTTTCGGGTAGAGCCCGAACCGTAGGCACCGCCTTTTCAGCGTCTAGGGTCGGGCCGAGATCCGGTCCAGATCCGGTCGCCACGAAACGTTGGTTGGCCGTGCAGTACGCCTTATGCGGGCACCCGCCGTACTTGTCACATTCCCTGAGATCGTATTCTACTTCATCGACGGACTGCCGTGGGAAAGCAGCCTCGAACGCTCCGCGCATCTTCTCCGCGGTAGCGATAACTTCCGCGAGGCCGTCCTCTAGGATGGTCAACGTCTGGCGCACACAAACCGGGCGAGAATCAGCAGCCTTGGTGGATGTGTATACCCATTGGAGGTCCACTTCGGGGACGCTTGCTACGCGGCTCGCTACGGCCAGGCGGGCGGCGACGCCGTAAAGGATCGCTTGGGGGTCCTTGAGGAGGTCCGTTTCCGACTTGGCGTAGACGAGGTTGCTGGTGGACTTCCAATCGAATACTGCCGGGCGGTCTGGTGACCAATCCCCGGCGGGCATCCGTTTCGGATCGGGTCGTGGGACCACGAGATCGATAAAACCGCGGGCGGCCCCGACCGGGAGAAGGATGCGGAAGGGGTGTTCTACGAGAACGTCGGCGTGCTGTGGGTTAGGGGCGAGTGGGAGGAGTCGCTTCGTGGGTGCAAGCTCGGGAACTTGCTTGAGAAGGAACCAATTCTCCATTTCCTTGTGTATCTTTGAACCGAGAGCCGCGGCCGGCCCGGACGGTGTGTCAACGTTGAGGACGTACCGATACGACGCCTTGCGCATACACCCCCTCGCTGTGGCGATGCCTGAAGCGGAGAAAGTAAATACGTCGTCCAAGGGATCTGACATGCAGCGACTATAGCCTGCGGGGGGTTACGATGCACGACAGGCAGATCCGTTGCGGTTGTAGCGCCCCTTGTCCGCGAGCGGATCTGCGTTTAGGTTGGTTTCAATAGGAGACAACAAAATGACGACAATCTCAGCAAACGATCTCTCTCGCGTCCTCTATATCCACGGGAAGTGGTCCCGTGGCGAGTCTGGTGGTGTGCAGGCGAACCTCTCGGGGGCGGACCTCTCGGGGGCGGACCTCTCGGGGGCGAGCCTCTCGGGGGCGAACCTCTCGGGGGCGAACCTCTCGCGGGCGGACCTCTCGGGGGCGGACCTCTCGGGGGCGA